CTGGTATGCGGCGACGCTGGTCCGGCGGGAACCGATTCTGGAATTTGCCGGGCGAAACGAGAGGGCGAAGGAGTTCTTCGCGCGGTTCGTTCAGAATTGCGATCTGCGCGGGACTACGCTTACCCAGTTCTTCAAGCAGCAGATGACCGAGGCTCTGGTGTGCGGGAAGTCGTATGTGGTGGTGGATTTTCCGCGGACTGAAGGACCGGTGATGTCACGCGCCGATGAAGATGCGCAGGGGCGGAGCCGTGCCTACCTTGTGGGCTACACCGCGGATGAGGTCATCAACTGGAGTTACGACCAGCATGGCGAGTTGGAGTGGGTGGTAATCAGAACTTCGTTTTTGAAGCAGGACAACGTTAAGGCGCTCGGCTGGAAGCGCGAGACGCGGTGGGTCTATTACGACCGCGAGCGTTTTGAGGTTTATGAACGCCGCGGAGGCGAGCAGCAGAAGGTCGAGCTCACGGATCAGGGCAATCACGGATTCGCCGGGATCCGGCGGGTTCCCGTTTTCGAGTTGCGAGTCAGCGAAGGTTTGTGGGTTACGAATAAGATCGCGCTACTGCAGCTGGAACACTTCAATAAGTCGAATGCCCTGGGTTGGGCTCTGACGATGGGACTCTTTGCTATGCCGGTGGTTTATTCGGAGAAAGAGTTCAGCCAAATCACCGGAGAAAGTTACTATCTGCAACTTAGCCCCGAGGATAAGTTCGGCTGGACGGAACCCTCGGGAAACGTTTTCACGATCGCGTCGGACAATCTGGGGCGGCTCAAGAACGAGATCTACCGGGTCTCGTACATGATGCAGCAGGCCGGGGATACTTCCGGAGCGCAGCAGTCCGGATTGAGCCAGCAGTGGGACTTCAGCGTTACGCAGGAGATTCTTCGCTCTTACGGCGACACGGTGAAGGACTCAATTCGCAATGTGCTCGGCGCGATTATCACAGCGCGGCAGGATGACCTGACCGTGGACGTGATGGGGCTTGACGAGTTCGACATTACGGATTTCAGTACTGAAGTGAGTGATGCCGAAAGCCTGTTGAAGCTCGGGATCAATTCGCCGACACTGACCAAGCAGGTGCGGAAACGCGTGGCTTTGAAATATCTCTGTGATGCGCGGCAGGAAGTAAAGAATCGCATTGCGGAAGAGATCGATGCGGCGGAATGAGAACGGACTGAAAAGGAGGAATAGTTTATGAGCGAACCAATTAACGTACAGACGATCGTGCAACAGGCGATCGATGAATATATGCGACAGGATGTTGCGCGGCGCGAACCGGCCTATAAGACCGAGTTACATGAGGAACGCCGGAGGCGCGAACAACTGGAGAAACGAGTCAACGAACTCGTGGAAGAGAACAAACGCAGCCGTGCCGTCGCCGACGAGGCGCAACGCAACTCCAACATCCGCGCGGAATTGCAGAAGCTTGGCGTTACAAAGGTCGACCTCGCTTACAAGGCCGTGCAGGACGGGATCGTTCGCACGGAGGATGGCCGGCTGATCGCACGCGGCGAAAGCGGAGAACAAGCGATTACCGAATACCTGACGAGCTTCGTTCAGGAGAATCCTGAGTTTCTTCCGGCGAGAATCGCCGGGGGCACGGGAATGACAGGAACACAGAAAGCCGCACCGCTGGCCAATGGCGGCGGAATCGATCTGGACAAGATCAACCCCTCCATGAGCAAAGAGGAGATGGATCGCGTGCGGCAGGAGATTCTGCGCGTAGTTACGCAGACGCCACGGGGCGCGTAGCCCCACTTAGTAATACACGTGCCCGGCGTCCAAGATCGCCGGCGGTACAGCAACACACAGGAAAGTGCCCGGCGGCGAAGATCGCCGGCGCTGCAGCAACACACACTTAAGGAGAACGATGCCAGCAATTACGTCAACAAACGTGGCAAATGCGATCGTCAAACTGGTGGCGGCGGACGCTCTGCCCGCCCTGGTGGGGAACCTCGTGATGGGGAACCTCGTGAATCGCGATTACGAGCCCACACTTGCGCAAGCGGGCGATACGGTCAATGTGCCTATCGCGCCACAGCTTGTGGCCAACAACATCGCCGAAGGGAGCTCAGTGCAACTGCAGAACCCCAGCCTCGGCAATGCGCAGATTGTGCTGAACACGCACGCGGAAGCGACGTTTCAGATTCCGGACGTGACCAAGGTCCTTGCGGTACCGGATCTGTTGCGCGTCTACATGCAGCCCGCGGTCGTGGCGATCGCGGAGAAGATCGAAAGCGATCTTCTGAACCTGTATGCGGGCTTTACGGCGAACACGCCGCTCGGAACGGCCGGAACGCCCGTTACCGAGGCTCTGCTCGATCAGGCGGAGACCGCTCTGTTCCAGGCCAAGGTACCGGCAAGCGCGCCGAAGTACCTGATGGTCGACAGCAACACCTATTCGCAGATGCGTCAGATCCCGCGCTTCACCGAGTTCGACAAGGTCGGCGACGCCGGTCTGCGAGCCCTGATCGACGGGACCTTCGGGAAGATCAAAGACTTCTATGTTTTCCGCTCGCAGTATGTGCAGAAGACGGGAAGCTCGCCGGTCAACACTCATAACCTGGCGTTCTGCAAGGATGCGATCGGTCTGGTGGTTCGCCGCCTGCCGCAACCGCTTCCCGGCACGGGCGCCATCGCGGAGTACGCCGAACTGGGCAACTTCGGAATGCGGGTCACGATGAGCTACCAGCCGAATACGCTGGCGCAGCAGTTCACCGTGGACGTGCTCTACGGTTGCGCGATTCTGCGGAACCCGTTCGCGGTTCAGATCAACAGCTAACTGGCAAGGACTCAGAAGTCAGGAGTCAGAAGGCAATACCAAAGCGGGGGCGTGTTTGGCGCCTCCGCTTTTTTTGTCTGGGCACGACAGGTCGTTACAGGAGAGGGCGTTAGAGGAGAAATCAATGGACTTAAAGGCTTATTACAGGAAAGTGCGGGAGGCGGAGGCCGAACTAACGGGCGAGCACATTGTGGTGGTCAGCCTCGAGACCCCGGAAGGCGGGAAGAGCGGCGTCATGACCGAAGTGCCTCGGTTAATTGCCGCCAGGCTGATAGCGGAACATCGCGCCCGCGGCGCGAACGAAGAGGAAACCTTCGTATTTCGCGAATCCCACCGCGAGGCGCGCGAGCAATATCAGCTGGAAGCAACCGCCAACCGGATGCAGGTGGTGGTAATTCCGACGCGCGAAGCCGACAAGAAAGAGCGGAGCTAGCACCATGGCGCTGTTTGTGGATGGGCCGGCGAGTACGATCGACGACCTGACCGATCAGGACGCCGGCCTGTTGGGGGTGTCGCAGACCGCGGGCATCAACGTCTCCACGAAGCTCCGGCTGGCGCAGGAGGAGATCGGGACCGATCTGCACTTGTGGCTGATCAGGCCACGATCGATGGAGACGTTGTGGGGGCCGACGCCAAAGCTGGATCAGATCGTGGTGACCCGGTCCTTGAAGCGCTGGGAGACGATGCACGCTCTGGCGCTTGTATACCGGGACGCGTACTTCAGTCAGCTTGTGGACCGTTATCAGGCGAAGTGGCAGGAGTTTGCGAAGCTTGCGGCGAAGGCTCGCGAGAGCCTCATCGCAAGCGGCCTCGGCATGGTCAACGACCCCCTCAAACAGCCTCAGGCACCGGTTCTGGGGTCCATAACGGGTCCGCAGGCGGGCGGGGTTTTCTATGCGAGTGTTTCGTGGGTCAATGGCGAGGGTCAGGAAAGCGCGGCATCCGTCGCGTCATCGATTACCGTTGCGGACGGCAATTTAATGACGGTGACGGCGGTGAACGCGCCTGGTAATGCAGCTGGGTTTCGGGTTTACGCAGGCACAGCGCTGAATGCGATGTATCTGCAGAACGACGTGTTACTGACACCCGGTACGCCTTATACATATGTTCCGGGCCTGGTCACTCAGGGAACAGTGCCGGGCGATGGTCAGAAGCCGGATTTCACGCGTCCACTGGTGCGGACGCTCTTGAGAGGTTAACGCATGGCGGGACTTAGCGGAACATTGACTTCGATCGTCGTATCGATGTTGACGTCGACCACGAGCGGGGTGAATGCGCGCGTCGGCACGATGGAGAATGCCGATTTGAGTCTGGACGCGCCCGGGATACGAACCATCAGCGCATTGAACGCGAGCGTTGAGATCAGCGAGAAGACCGGCTATGTGCATTATCCAGCCCTGCTGGCGTATTGC